TTTGGGAACCCGAGTATCGAATGGATTTCAAAAGCGGGTGAAGGAATGGCTAAAAAGATCGAACAGTTGGCTTTGAAGCATGAATTACGGGGCACCTGATGGAACACGAAGCAGGGAATAAGTTTAACTACGAATTCGGCAAGTTGATGGAAAAACATAAAATGGCCGCGGGAATGATGTTCTTTCACGCCGGGGAGACTCCGTTCAATGATGTGGAACTCGTTTTCGTGGGAAATCCTAGCCTTGACTGGATTTGTGCTGGCGCTGATAATCTAGTTACCGAGATGGAAAAGCGGATAGCAGTTAAAAAGATATCAAGCGGTGTTCGAGGTTTTGGAGAGGTGACTAAAAACGATGAATAACGCTTTCTCTTTAACCCTCGAAAACAATCCTCCTAGACCATCCGACAACCGTAATCTCGATATGGTTACACTAATGGAACAGATCAGCGCCAAACTGATACTCGACCGCGCGCCCTACGAACCAGTTTGGAGAGATATTCAGTATTTGATGGACCCACACTTGGTTCTCATGGATTTCATGTCAGCGGGATACCCCGACTTCGTAAACGACCTTTTTATCACTTCTGACCATCTACAGGCATACGATGACCTAGACTCAGGATTACAGGAAGGAATCACCCCTGCATCGCAATTATGGGCCATGTTTGGACTGATGGACGAAGAGAGTCCTTTAGCCGAAGATCCCGAAGTATGGAATTACCTTCACATGCTTTCCCGCCGTTACCAGTCAGTCCTTTTGAGTTCAAACTTTTATCAGCAAGTCCCGATTCTTTACCGATCTGTTTCCAGATTTGCTACCGGCGCAATGATGATGGAAAAAGACGCAGAACACTTTGTCCGCTTTACCACTTTCCCCATCGGCAGTTATTACATCTCGAATAACAAAAACGGGATTGTCGATACATTCATGCGCCGATACCGGATGACCGTTCGCCAAATAGTTGAAGAATTTTGTACCGATGCAGAAGGAAACGTTGATATCTCAAACCTGACCGAAGCTACAAGAACACTTTGGAACAATCAGGGACGCAGGGAAGAAAAGGTAACTATCGAATTATTGATCTGGCCTAATCCTGAATTTAGCCCGACGAAAGCCAAGTACAATTCGAAACACGCAAAGTACGCTATCAAATATCGTGAATGGGGAAGGAATGACGGTGGGAAAATCTTACGCGAAGAAGGTGTTCCTTTCTTCCCCGTTTATTGTCCTCGTTGGTTTAGACAACCTACTGACGCTTACGGCGTTGACTCTCCTGGGTTCAAAGGCCGCGCTGATATTCGTCGGATGTTCAAGTCTATTCAAATGTGGCTTAATGGTTTGGCTAAGGTTCTCGAACCGCCAATGGTAGCTGATCCGTCTGTGGGGGCTTCAACTGGTGGGGGGATAGGCACTACGCCTAATTTTTTAACGATAGCGCAGGGAGGGGCTGGACAAGGTAAATCGTTCGGCCCTGCATATCAGATTCAACCTGATTTAAAAGCAGGACAGGAATTCATTGATCGTTGCAAGTTGTCGCTGGACCGGATTTGTAAAGCTGACATTTTCAGACGGTTTGGGAACGACACCCGGGAGACACCTCCGACCGCAACAGAAGTTTTGGAGAGAGTGAAGGAAGATAGCCGTGTTCTTGGTCCGATGTTTGGAGCGTTTGACTTTGAATGGCTCCGCAAGATGGGTACGGATATGTATTGGCTGATGCTGGATACGAAGTACGTTCCTCCCGCGCCGAAACAGATGCACGGCGCTGATCTGAAAATCGAGATTATTTCCCGTATCGCTATCGCCTTAAAACAAGGTGACATTCAATCGCTTACCGCATGGGTACAACAAATCATGTTGATCGCTCAAGCCAAGAATAACCCTGGTACTGAAATGTTGAATGTTGACGAGATCATGGACTATTCGCTTAGACTTTATAACCTTCCCCCTAAGTTCGTTTATGGTGGCGCTCAGTTGGCGAAGATACGCCAGATTATTACCCAACAACAAGCCGCTCAACAGAAGGCCGCTCAACAAGAACAGATGTCGAAGACGGCTAAAAACTTAGGTCAGGCTGATACAGGCGGTGGTACGAATCTGCTTCAAAAATTATCTCAACAAAATGGAGGGCAACAATAATGGCTGATCTGGTCGATGAATTGCGTCAAAAAGCCGAAATTAGATTGTGGAACAAATACCAAGACCGCCGAAAAGAAGATTTGAAAACAGTAATGATGACCGAAGCAGGGAGAAGGTTTTTAGCTACATTGTTTAAAGTCACCAATTTCAGAGGTAGCGTCAAGAACGCGAATGGATCTGAAAAAGATTGGCAATTAGGCCGACAAAGCGTTTCTTGTGATATTTTCAACGAGATCAAATCCCCCAAATACTCCGATGAACTCTACCCCCTTTATCAAAAGTTGGAGCAGGAAGATATTGCCGATGCTGTGTTTCTCGAATCGGAGATTCAGAAAGAAGTTGCACAATTTAGGGAAAAGAGGTAATTTCAAATGGCCGAACCAAATATAGTTGCTCCGGTGGCACTCGCCCCAGAAGCAACGCCAGCAGTTGTCCAAGCAACAGCGACACCAACTGTTCCGGTAGTGACTCAACAGGCAGTACCACCAGTGGCAACACCGGTAGTATCAGCGCCTAAAACGGAACAGCTCCTAGAAATACCTTCAAGCCCAAAGCCTACCGTCGAAGCGCTCAAACTCATCAAGGACTCAAACGTCCCTCAAGAGCGAATTGCCTCCCTTGTGTCAAAAGCAAAAACCGTTGAGGAAGCGCAATCCTTATACGAATTTGCAAACGATATTTACGCGAGTGGGGCGAAGGCGATGGAAACTCAAAATCAAACACGGCTCGCAGAGCTAAAGGGAGACCCCGAATTAGGTGGGCAGAAGTGGGCAGAAACACTGGCTTTGTATAACTCAGGGATGAAGAGGATGTTTGGAGAGCAAGCGATCAAAGATGTTATCGCGGCTAAACTAGATGCCCTACCCTGGCTGGTACGAGGAATTGTTCGTGCTGAGAGAGCGGCTACGGCTCAACCGATAATTACGGCGAAGTCGGAGACGGTCAAAGCGGAAGATACTTTGAAACCGCACGAACGAATCTACGGACCGGATAGCACTTACAATCCTTTGAACCCCGCTAAGCCTTTAGAAAAACCTAGATCGACTCCTAGATTCTAAAGCCCTGATTCCTTCCAAGGACTCGGGGCCAGAAAAGCTCCGGAAAGCCTAGAAGGAATTTCAGATGGTACAAACACCAATTGGAGTTAATTTCCCGACAGTCTTGGATGTCTCGAAGTTATTTACTCCTGATGGAAAACAAAACCCATACGTTGCTCAATTGGCTCAGGCCAATATGAACGTGTCGGTTACGCCTTTTATCGAAGGAAATCGTCCGCAAGGGCATCTGTCCACGATAGAAGTTTATTCGCCGCTCCCAAGCACGGCACAGGATAACCAAGGTATCAATCCTTCCTTCGGGAAAGATTCTCAGTCGTTCGATACCTTCTGCATGATCCCTGACTATTTCGAAGTCGCTGAAACGGTGGCTAAGAAGTTCGGGAACGTCAACGCTTATCGGATGACCCGCAGTTTGGCTAAAATCCGTTCAATGGGTCGTAAGTTCGCCAGCTTGTTTTTCTACGGCAACATAACGACCACTCCCACCGATATCAACGGCTTGTCTGTCCGGTATAACCATACCTCGACCGCCAATGCCGCTACCGCTACCAACGTTATTAGCGCTGGTGGTACTACGGTGGGTGGGCAAACGACTATCTGGCTGGTTGGTAACAGTCCTCTTGGTCTGACGGGTATTTACCCGGCCAATGGTGAAGATGGAGCGGGTGGTGGTTTCTATCACCGTGACGAGGGTTTGGTGACTCTGCCTAACGCTTCCGATGGTAATGGTGGAACCTCTGGCCGTTTGGCTGTCTACCGCGACTTCTTCCGCTTTGAAGGTGGAATTGGTCTGGTTGACTGGAAGCAAGTCATCGCTATTCGCAACTGCGATACGGTGGACTTGGCTACGACCAATCCCCAAACCAACCTGATTTTCTTCATGCAACGGGCGCTTGCTTATATCCCGTTCGCAACAGGTGTTCCTCCCGAACCAGGTGTCATCATGCCCGACCCCTCTTTCTGGTGGTACTTCAACCGTCTCATTCGTGAATCTCTTGGTCATCAATTGCTGGACACCCAGATTTCTGGTGCGGGTATCCGTCAAGATAACCTTCGCGATCCTGAGAAATTTTATATGCACCGATACGAGTATGGTTCTTACCCGGTCGGAATCTGCGATGTGCTTCTGAATACAGAAGCCATCGTCAACGCCTAAAGGAGGCACTTATGAATTGGTTAGATATTCAGCTTCAAGTAGGTGCCGCCGCTACGCTGACTTCGACTGTTGGAGTTTTGTTCGCCAACACGTTGAATCAGTCCGTAGTTAATGGGCACGTTGAAAATCAGTTGGATCAAGTGGGTTTGTTCATTCCGTTTAGCGCTGTGACGCTAACTGGTGGATCGACCTATCAATTCCAGGTGATTACGGATTCAAACGTTAATCTTGTGACTTCTCCTATCATTGTTGCCGATACCGGCGTAATGACAGCGACAGATTCAAGGTTGACTGATGGTATGGGCTACATTTGGTTGCCGATTCCTTTTGGAACGGTAATCAAACAGTTCTTAGGTGCCGAATATCTGTTCGCTACAGGAGCACCGAGTATGACTATCGGTGGAGCTTGGTTGACTTCGGTCAGCGCGATTCAGAACTTCTTCGGTTATCCGAACAACTACACTCCGTAAGGTTTGTAGAATTTTCAAAGGGAATAAGGGGTGGGTTGATTCCACCCCTAAACCTTTCACTCAGGAGGATTTATGGTAGACGCAAAGGTAGTTCGATGGGTTGGACATGTTCGTGGGGCTGGCCGTATTGCTCAACGGAATGGTTCAAAAGATGTTTCGTTTGAGGGTGGAAATTTCAAGATTGGTGATGAAGTCGAGTACGAAGTTGAGAAACATCCAGCCGGCTACAATGTCGCGGTCAATATCAAGTTGGTTGAAGTTGAAGAAATCAAGAATTAAGAAAGGCTTTTATGACAACTGCTACAGCCGTTAAGACAATCCGGATTCGTTACAAACAAGGGGCACTCCCAGGCGAGGCTTCGGCTTTCAACGATTACAGCGCCCCAACCGATATTAACGGCAGGACTTTCAACTGCCTGATGTATCCAGGCCAAGAAGCGGATATCCCGGGTGATCTTCTGGATGACAGGGAAGAATTCAGGTATTACCGTTTTCCTGACAAAAGCGAAAAGATGGTTACTGAAAAAGAATACCGTTCGCTTTTGTATAAGTACGGTGGCTACGAGAAACATGACCAATGGTTGAATGCCGCGCCTATGGCAAGCACGATCAAGAGCATCATCCTTGATCCCCGCCAGATGGATCAGCGCGAACAGGTTCAATTCCTGAAAAAACAACGTGAAGCGACTTTGAAGTATCGCTACTTCGATGGCCGTTGCATGGAGTTGATCTCCGAAGAGCCAGGTTCGGCTCTGACTAAAGAAGATGAACTGAAACCCGTTTCGAGTGGTCCTGACATTTTGAAGATGTCCCAAAAGGACGCGATTCACTATATCAAGAGCATCAAAGACGAATCCCTGTTGTCGGATATCTCTTTGATTCTGGATCGTGCCAAAAATGCGAATCCGGTTTTGTTTCCATTGGTTGAAGTGCAGTTGAAGTCGATAAGGAACCAATAATGAAAATCCATCGGGAAACTTTGCAGGAACATAATTCAGGCAAGCACACCAATTCCATCTCAGAAGAGGGAATGAGACACGCCAACGAACCGCAAGTTAAAGAAGCTTCGTTGATGCACATTATCTCTGAACATGAGCCGGAACATGGAGAGTACGGTCACAAACACGTTGTTCACAAGTATGGGGAAGAAAAATAAAAGGATAGGTGTCAATTGGAATCTATTCTTGACGTATGGAATACAGCCATCGGGCATTTGGGGATCGGTGAAGAAGTCCAATCCGTAGATGAATCTTCAAAACCGGCCAGAGCTTGCAAGCGCATGTACTTTGGCCTTTTGAAGTCTTTGATGAGTTCAACAAATTGGTTTTGGGCTACACGGTTCCAAAAGTTGACGCTTCTAAACATCTACCCGACTCCTGAATGGCCTTTCCAGTATGCGATCCCTAATGACTGTTTGAGATTAACCCGCATTTGGAATCATGAACATACCGACACGCTCGAGAATGACATCAAGTATTTGCCGGTTAATAATGGCACTCAAAAGACAATTGTTTCGGAGTACGGGCCGACTTCACTGTTAGTTGGAACGCCTTGGGCACCAACGCAACCAACACTTCCTTTGACGGGGAATACTTGGCCTATCCCAGTGGCTCAGTTTGTTGCCTTCACGGATAACGTCTCGCTTTACCCCGAACCTTTCAAACAAGGGTTGGCATTTACTCTGGCCGGCTACATCGCTCCTGCTTTACCTGGAATCGGACAAGTTGACTTGCGGAAACAGAACCTTGAATTGGGTGGCGCGTGGATCAGCCAAGCGATAAGTACCGATCAGAACCAAGCAAGACAGTTTGTGGACCAACACTCGATCATTCAGAAGGCTGGACAAGGTGG